GGTGGTCAATGTCAAAGGTACAGCCAATTTCAAAGAAAAAGAAATCAAAATGATTCCGATGTTTTTGGAATGGTTTAGCAGCAAGAAAGCACCACTGGTTTATGCTTTTTGTTTTGAGGATTGCGATCCTTTGTTTATCTACCCAGAGAAAGTCATTTATCTGTACGAGAAAGCACAAAATCGCAAATGGAATGATGGCGTTATTTATCGCAACTTAAACTTTATGGAATTACTATGACAGACCTAACAAAAACTAATATTTTCATTGCAACGCCAATGTATGGAGGTATGTGCGCTGGTTTTTATACTCAATCAGCTATGCAATCTCAAATGGTGTTTTCTCAGCATAAGATCAACGCTGCTTTTAGCTTTATGTTTAACGAGAGCTTGATTACCCGTGCCAGAAACGCTTTAACAGCCACTTTCTTAAAAGGTGAATACACGCATTTAATGTTTATTGATGCAGACATTCGTTTTAATCCTCATGACATCGTAAAGATGATTGAGGCTGATAAAGACATTATTTGCGGTATTTATCCTAAAAAAGAGGTCAATTGGGATTCAGTAAAGAACGCAATGAATAACGGTGTACCTAACGATCAATTAAAACACCATACAGGCTCTTTTGTGGTCAATTTAGTAGATTACCAAGGAGAGGTGACTGTGCCTGTTGGAGAGCCTGTAGAGATCTTTAATGGCGGTACTGGTTTTATGTTGATTAAGCGTGAAGTCTTTGAAAAGTTAAAAGATCATGTGCCAAGCTACTTAAACGATGTCACAGATCTTGCTGGATCTTTAACTAATCGTGAAGAAATTAAAGAGTATTTTGCTACTTCAATTGAGCCAGGCACTCAACGCTTGCTTTCAGAGGATTATCATTTTTGCCGTATTTGGCGTGAAATTGGTGGAAAAGTCCATGCTGCGCCTTGGTGTCAACTTGCTCATATTGGTACTTATGCTTTTGAAGGAAGGCTTATTCCAGCACCATGAAAATAACAATCCATACCGATACATCCGACAAAATTCGTGAATTGTCAGATATTACGCAAAACAATCATTTGGCTTATTGCCAAAAACATGATTACACCTACGATTGCGTATATTTTGACTATGAAAATTACAACAAGCATATTATTGACAAGCTAAAAGGTGTTTATAAGCTGTTGGAAAACAGCGATATTTTGATGGTTGTTGGCGCTGATACGATGTTTATGAATTGGCGTATTAAGGTAGAGGATTTAGTTGAAAGAACAGATCATGTCCTAGTTGCTAAAGAAAACGCCAATTGGTGGGCAATTAACAATGATGTCATGATCTACAAAAACACACCTAAATCATTAAAGCTGTTTCAGCGCTGGATTGACGATTATGAAGTTTGGCGTTATTACCCTTGGACATTGCAAGCGCATTTATGGAATTTATTGCAAGAAGATGAGGAAGTTCGCAATACTGTAAGAATTGTGGAATCTAAAGTAATGAATCAACATCCAAAAGATTGGAAAATTGGAGATTATTTAGTGCATTTTTACGGTATGCCAATTGCAGACAAAGTAAAACTTGCTAAGCAATTTCAAGAACATTGGGGTGATGGCACTGCTACTTGGAAAATCAAGCACAACGCTGAAAGACCTGGAGTTATTTAATGTTGCAACGCAACAATTTTATTTCTTTTGGGGAGGAGAAGCGCCCTCCATTCCTAACACCCAATGAATCATAATTTGATGTTTACCCAGATACGCTCATGTAGCCAATACAGAGCTATCTTGGTAAATAGCTCTACAAATGCTATGCTAAAAGCAAGAGTTGCATGACCAGTAATAATCCAAGACAAAACAAAAGTGTCAAGGCTTCCTGTGATGCGCCAAGTAACCGCTTTAAGGAGGGACTTATAGTGACTATCTTCTGCCACGCTTTTTTGCCGTTCTCTTTGCTTTACGAAATGCAGAGTCAGTAGGAGCGCCCTTTGATCCAGGAGTCCTCATCCTCTCGCCTGAACCTTTACGGATACGCTCTCTTTTTTTATGGATGTTGGCATAAAGTCCAGGTTTCATCTGCACCCCCAGCGCCTACGAGCAGCCTTACCACGCTCACCTTTCCAGTGTTTGGATCTAGCGCAGAATGAACGATGCCGACTGCCTGATTTTTGGGGTGCTTTTAGCTTTGATCCTGTGGCTCTGTTATATTTGGCACGCCCTTTCGCAGTCAAACCCCCGCCAGCAGAAACGGAAAGTTTTTCGCCACGACCAACGGAGAGATTAGGACCTCTTTTTCGTTCTGCCATGTTTTTTGCTCTTTCTTGCAGTGGAAAGTGAAGCAGCTACAGCTTGTTTTTGTGGATAACCAGATCGAATCATCTCACGAATATTCTTAGAAATGGTCTTTTTAGATGTTCCTTTAGCTAACGGCATTTGTCATTCCCTTCATAAACATTAATTCCTCAGCTTGTCTGCGTCTGAGCAATCCAGCCATGTGATGACCAGCAGCCATATCCCACTTCTCAAATTCATGAGCTGCACCTTCAAAATCCCCTGCATTGACCTTTTTAAGCAAAGTAGAGTTGTTTAGGTTGCCACATCCACAATTAAAAGCAAAGTCCACAAGAGCATCAAACTCCTCTTGGCTTACTTTAACGGTGAGCTTGGCATTAACATCCGCTTCTGCTCTTTTGACATCTTGTGCCAATAAATCTTCTGCTTGCTCTAAAGTAATTGTCATGCCTGGATGAACTTCAGGACCTGTGTGACCGTAGCCAATAGTCCAAGGATCTCCGCCAGTGCCAGGATCAGGATAAGCAGTTAATCTGCATCCTTCAAAGCCTTCAGTAAGGTGTAATCCGTCTTTAGAATATTGCATTATTTAATTCCTACCTGTTCGTTGACCCACTGTTGTAATGATACTAATTGCTGGGTTGTTGCTGCACAGTCTTGGGCAACAGATATAAAGTCTTTGGAGCTTCCATCAGGGAAGGTGATGGTTTGGCTGGAGGCGGACATTGAACCGCTACTGGACTGGCGCATCCTGTCATAATAAGAATTAATGGAATCCAGCTTAGTCTTGTAATCATTAGCAATCCTTTCAGTTTGGGCTTGTTGCTCTGCTATTACCGCTTTTGTATGTTCTTCGGCTTGTTTGCCAATTGACTCTACCTGAGTCTGATAATTTTCAAAACGCAAATGCTCTACATAAAATCCGCCAAAAGCAGATATAAAAGCAATTCCAGCGTAAATGTAAAAATTAATTGGGAGAGGAAACATCGCCACCATCCTTTTGAGTAGCAGCTTTAGCGCCAATCATGACCCCCGAACCGCCAAGAACTGTTCCAAACCCCACCCCAAGTTGTGAGAAATCAATATCGTGACCATGTATAACATGAATGATAGCAATAGCCAGGAAGCCAAAAAGAGCAGCAACAGCGCAAACCCTAGCAGCACAATAGGTTTCATTATTGTCCTCAGTGAGAATGTCTTTTAGCAGTTTCATTTTTTAGCGCTAATAGTGTCTTGACCTTTAGTAACGGTGACTTTATCTCCGTCAACGCTTACTGACATTGGAGGTTCTTTTTCAGCAAGATGATCTAAACGCTGAATAAGTTGTTGAATAACTTGAAATTCTGGCTTTTCTTCTTTTTCAGTAGTGCCAGCAACGCCATTCATCATATTGATAATAGCCATTAAAGCACCGCCAGCCATACCAATTACAGCAGCAATCTTGGTTGAATCTAAGAAAATGCTTGCTCCTACAGCAATCAAAATAATGGCTGTAATATAAGCAAGACCATGCTTTCCAATTGATTTACCAGCTACTTCCTTTGCAGTTTCAAGTTGCTCATCCATCCTAAAATCCTTAGTTTGCAGGGGTTTCAGGCGCTGGAATTTGCTCGATTGGCGTTGCGTCAGCGGGGGTTTCTGGGATTGGATCTGGTGTGAATGTTGGCTCTGGAGCTGGTTCTGCCTGAACAACTTGCTCAACAACAGGAGTAGATTCAACAGCTTCTTGAGTATCATTTGCACGCTCATTTAAAAATGCAGCAAAACGGCAAGCAACAGAGTGCGCTTCACTACCAATACCAGCACCTACATGATTTAAAAAACCTTCAATTTCTTCAAAAAAATTCATTTTAATATCCTACAGAAGTGTTGTTATTTGCAATTAAATATCCTTCAATGGACACCGCAACGGTTGAATTGCCAGCGTTGGTGTTAGCTTGCCATTGAATATCAGTGCCAGCAGGGTAAGGTGTTGGCGCTACTCGTCTAATTTCAAAGTTTCCAGTAAACGGTCTGCGAGTCAAAATTTGAACTACACCACTAGAACTCACCTGATACACTTGATAATTGTTGTAAGCAGTAGCAGATAATGCTGGCGCAGTAGAAAACACTTGTGAACGAGTCAAGTAAAAAGTGCTATTTGCAGGAACTGTGTACCAAGAGTTTTGAGATTTGCCAATTCCAGTAACAATCTTTGCGTAAGTATTTGAAGTATTGCCGTCTGAGCTAGTCAAAGTAACATTAGCTGCTGGATTTCCAGATGTAACAATAAGGTTGTTTACACGGAAATAATTGTTTGCTGTAGCAACTCCAGTAGATCCATTTAAAGTAACAATTTCACTAATTGGGTTGTAATTGGCATCTAAACCGTTGATTTGAACCTTAGCCGTATCGCTTCCAGTTCCTGTCATGAGCATAGGAATAGCGGAAGCAGGATAGGTATAGGCGGTATTATTTTCCCAAATAGGAATGTAATTAGTACCTACAGTGGTTTGATAACCGTAAATGCTTACGACAGAATGATAAGGAATCTGACCTCTAGCAGCTTGTAGATCGAATGGCTCAGATCTACCATGCTGAGTCATTGAGAAGGTAGATTGTGTAGCCATTAGTAGATACTCTTTTTGCCAGCGTTGCCTGGTTTAGTGGTTTTAGAATCTTTGGTGTTGTTATTACCATCAAAGTTAAAGACACCCATAAATCCTGAAGGCATTTTTCCAGCTAGGGTTGTGTTAATTCCGCCAGCAGAGCCATCTCTAGGCAATTGTGGGCGAACAGATTTAGCGATTTGCTGGTTATATTCTGTTGGTCTTTTATGGGGTGTACCGCCTGAACTTCCTTCAGATTTCGGTTTGAGGCTCATTTTTAATCCTTTCTTTTGTCTTGACTACAAGGTAACAAAAAACTACAAATATTGCTAGTGTTGTTACTCGTTCCCACATGGGATTCCACATTGTCCAACCGCACATAATGCTTGATGCTATTAACGCCAAAATCGTAATCAAACGGTCTGTAATGACCCCTA